TGTTTGTTACCACAACTTTTACATACTTGTCTTTGTATGGAGCAAAGTCTGTATTGGATATTTCAGTGATTGAACTTTGTTTATCATCATACACTAGACGGTGGAACATCTTATAAGGGTTTGAGATAAAAGAAATAGTATCGGTGTCAGTGTCAAGTATATGAAAGCCACGGTCATCGTTGTAATCTTGCCAGGTGAGTTCATACGGATTACCAAGGTAATGTATATCACCGTCACTAGACTTATGATGATAGTGACCACTGAATGTGTAATTGAATTTTCTAAACAATCCACGATCTAGACCTTCTTCGCTTGGCATTCCACGATACATTGCAAACCCTGCAATTTCAAAGTGACCCATACAATACTTAGCGTCAGTCTCTTTGAGCATCATCATGCTATCTTCGTAGTTCTCTGGGCAAATCCATGGCATCATACAGATTTTTTCAGGACCAACATAAATCTCTGAGGGGGAATCAATGACATTGAACGATGATGCATACTCACCTAACAGTAAGTCTACCGAATTCACATCGTTGGTGTTCTTGAAGTATGTGTCATGGTTGCCAGCCAATATATGAACATCGATACCCATGTAAGCCAGTGGCTCAAAGAACATTTCTTTGGCACGTTTCAGGGTATAGAAGTTTAGATATTTTCTACGATCAAAAGTATCACCGAGGATAAGAACAGAATCAATACCGGCACTGCGAATTGTAGGGAAAAACACTTCGTCATAGAATTTTTGATAAAAGTCCAAAAAAAGTGTCGAATCATTCCTAGCTCCAAAGTGCTGGTCTGTTATTAATGCGATTTTCATATTCAGTCATTACTCTATCATATAGCTTTTGCACACGCTTTCGGTATTCAAAACCCAACATACTTGCTTTTTGCCCTTCAGCATAAGGAGGATTCTTACCCAGGCTTGTGTATTGCTCAGAAGTCAAATCAATACGCTTGTTTTCCTTGTCTATGACCCACCAATGCCAAATGCCTTCAGTGTCCAATGCACGATACATGTGCATGTTTTCATGCCCAAAGATTTTATAGAGACATCCTGCGGCGTTATGGCAATGCCCAAATGTTGGATTCAACATGTTTCGGGTGAACCATTTTTTGGGCAATAGATCATACGTTAATTTACTACGAATGATACTCGATATTAACTCCAAGTTTTGTGGATTATACTCAATGTGTGTCATTATGTCAATGTTCGGTGCCTAATTTTGCCACTCTTTTTTCCTGTTCTGCTCTCCAAACACGTTCACGTAGGTTCGAACTGCCATATGGGTGTTCTCTTTCATGATAATGGATTTCAATACCATGATTCAAGCACCATTGTTTACCGGTAAAATCTTTGGTTTTGTATTCATCTCCCAAGAAACGAATATCTATGTGTTGAGTCTTTAGTAGATTCAACAAGTCTTCTTCTGTATGGTAAACAATGATTTCATCAACATATTTACATGCCGCAACGCAAACATACCGTTCATATATTGACATGATTGGTTTGTTCTTGGTGTCTGGTCGATCTACCGTTGGATCAACCTGCAAAGCAACAATAAGATAGTCACAGTATCTTTTTTCTTCTTTTAGCATCGTTACATGACCAGCATGGAACAAATCAAAAGTTGAACAATTGAATCCTATTTTCATCAATGACTTCTCTTTCCGTCAAATACGCATACCAACATATTTTACTCCACAAATTTTTCCATACCCTTGAGTTTCTTGGTTACCTTCTTGGTCTCTTTTTTCTTCAATTGACTGTCCTCGAAGTTCTCAATAAATTCGGATATGTTATCGTACATCTCAAACTGTTTGACCTGGCCATCAGCAGATTCAAATAGAGCACCTTCGTCTAGGACTCCCATTTGCTCGGTAGACTTATACTTGATGTATAGTTGTTTCTTCTCTTTTTGGATCCTGCGGAGAAAGGCATAGTAAATGATCTGAGTAAAGTATGCAAACGGGTTGTTTGATTTGTCTGGATCAAAGTTATCAAAGTACATTAGACAGTTCTCGATACCATCCGAGATCATTTCATCTCTGTAGGTGTAACTGATAAAGTTTGGTTTGTGAGATAGGCCTTCGGCAATCTTCATCCAGCATTCACCAATGTAGTTCGGTATTGGTTCGTTCGGATTCTTCTTCTTTCGTAGCTTGTACTGAATCAATGCTTGAAGAAAGTCTCCGTTGTTGATGTAGTGTTTGGTCTTTTTTGGTATATTTTCAATGTTTTCCATAATATTTGCTTGACAAAGGGCTTGACAAAATGATACACTCCGCGGTGTAGTGTTTTAAGGTCTATAAGGTTTTGGTTTTATTAATGTTTGGTCATATGTTCCAGATCCATATCCATTAATGAATTATATAAGTTTTCAGTCACTTCTTCTGTTGGTTCCTGTTGCTCCGCTTGCACAAGACCCTCCACAGAGTTTGAATAGTATTTCATAAATTCTTCCTTAGGCTGTACTATGAACAGTATATCCGATTTTTGTATCACGCACACATTGTGCTCAACAAACTGGTATGGAAGATAGTGGGATAGAACTACTTTCGTTGTATTCTGTCGATCTATGATGTTGAACTGCATCGGATAATACAAAACCAATGCATCGTCATTGTGCAACTCATTGTCAACTCCAGCAATAACATCTTCTCCGTTTTTTAGTCTGATAATCCTGATGTTCATTGTTTCAAGCCAATCTTATATGTTTTAATTGGGAATTGCTCCTCATTATATATCTTGACTCTTTCCACAAAGTGTTTCAACGTATGATTCATTTTGTTTTTCCATCTAAGATCGTCTGCAAGGTCGTAGAGAGTTGCTTGTTCTTTTCCTTCAGATTGTCTAAGTCCTCGCCCAATTGACTGTAAGTTTCGGATACGGCTTTTACTAGGAGATGCAAAAATAATGTTATGCAAATTCCGAATATTAATACCAGTGCTGAAAGTGCCATAAGAAGCCACAATAATTGCGTCATTTTCTTTCTCCATAATATGCCTAATTTGTTCACGATCTTCGGTGTCTGTTCCGCCGTGAACAAAGAAAACTTTTCGGTCACCAATTTTCTCAGTGTTCCGAATCATATTATAAAGGACCTCTCCATGCTTGGCAACCATTTGATACAAAACCAAAGTATTCTTGCCCAAACTAACCGCCAAGTTTTTAATAAACCTGTTTCTCGCCTCATTTGATATGAGAAACTGAATCTCATCTTTGTATTCCATGCCAGAATTCTCTTGGCAGACATAATCAGGATACTTCAAGATTAGGCATTTTATTTGGAATGAGGCAAGTTGGTTAGTATCAATCAGTTCTTTTGTTGTTGTAACCTTTTTCACTGTACCAAAAAGACCCTCAAGCACCAATTGGTGTGTTTTGGTTCCGTCTAAAGTACCTGTCAGACCGATTCTATACTTTGCATTCACACATGCAGTTAGAATGGAAGTCAATGATTGTGCTTTAAAGTTGTGTGCTTCATCACCAATCACATAGTCAAACTGTTCAAAGTATTCAGCCGGCATCTTATACAAAGATTGCCACGTTGAGATGATGATTGGCTTATCTGATACTTTGTCGTGACCCTGATAAATCTTATGCACATTCTCACGCACATCAAATGTGTCATTGTTGGCATAATCAGCAAAGTCTGAGTGCAACTGTTCAACCAACGATGTGGTTGGAACAATAATAAGACCCTTAAGCCCTTGATAGTCTAGCAATTGGCGAACCAACAGATAGATGATTAGAGATTTTCCTGATGCTGTAGGCGACAATAGCAGTGCTCTTTGTGATTGCATTGCATGGATAAATGCATTCAACTGGTGATCTCTTACTTCAATATCACGTCCAGCTGATTGGAGCTTCAAGGAAGAAGCAAATTTCTTAGCGTGATATACTGAGAACTCTTGCTCAACCAAAACGTCTCCAAAGTCGATGGAGTAACCACGTGACTCTGCAAACGATTGAATGTAATTTGTTAGCCCAAGATATATGTGGTAGTTTCTTAGATCGAATAGACGAATCTTACCATCCCAGATTTTGTTTCTAAATGCTGGAACGAACTGGAAGCCAGGGACAAAGAAGGTAAAGAACTCCGATAGCTCTTGTGCTACATGTCTTTCACATTCAATCTTGGCATAGACTTCGTTTATCTTGGTTACTGTTATGTCTGTCATTGCCCACCAATAAATCTTTCCCAATCAATGTATGACTTCAATTCCCATGCTCTCTGCTTGACTTCACCCATAATGGATTCAATGACTGATACCACTTCATCGTGGTAAATCTTCTTCTCCATGAGTTTGATCATATCAGTGTCTGAGTCCAAATACATTGGCACATCAGATTTGAGTTTGAATTGAAATGGCTCCCAGCCATAGTTGTCCAGTTCTTCTTTGGACATTTTGCCGTTATAGTATTCCCATTTGGTTTTCTTCATTCGATTGTATTCGAACAAAGCCCTTTTAGAAGCCATCTTGTGCTTCGTGAGAACTGTAAGGTATTTGTTGTGTAGTTTGGGAATCTTTAGAAGTTCTTTGCCGGGTTCCGTCTGGTCCATGTCGGCATCTTTTTCCCACTCTTTCAATATTTCTTCAAGGTTGTTCATAATAAAAATAACAGGTTAAGCTGACGTTATATCAAAGTATTCGTATCGGAATGAAGCTGTGGCGGTAAGAATTGTATCCGCTGATTGTTCCGAATCAAATCTAATGTCAGATATACTGATCGGAAAAATTCTTTGAAAGTTTACTTTGACGTTTGGATTATTTAGGTTCGTCAGGATGGTCAATGTGGCATCAGAGTAATAGCTCTTGGTCTGAGTGTATTGGTTCTGTATTGCGTTTAGGCGTTGACGATCTTCAGTGCCCTTTGGTGATCCAATTGCCAACAACCACTTGTATAGTTCATTCCATGCTTGCACATTCTCATCTACAATAAAAGTTACATCAAACTCATTGTATGATAGCTTAGTGCCTGCAACCGGAACTTCCAAAAGAGGAGTTGAAAGTTCAGTGAAACCAAGAGAAGCACCAGGTAAGTTCACAGACTGACAGAAATACTGAACCGTTGGCAGTCTATTGAATGCCAATATGAACTTGGTAGGCTGTAAAAAGTTGGTATTTACTGGTGTTCTGTCGAGTGCAGACATTACTTGCTTTTCTTGGTAGATTTAGTGGTATCTTTTTTAGCTCTTGGCTTCTTAGCTGGAGCTGGTTCAACCTCAGCCTTAGGTTCTTCTACTGGTGTAGGTTCTGGTGTAGGCTCAACTACTGGCTCTGGTGTAATCGATTCTACAACAGGCTGAACAGGTTCAACGGGTGCAACTGGTTCTTCAACCATTTTCAGATTAGAGGTCACTTCAACCTTCTGAGCAGGCATAAAGAAGTTCTTAATTTTCTTTAACATTTTATCTCCATATAAGACGTTTGTTAGGTATTTAGGCACCAAAAAAAAGGGACCCGAAGGTCCCTTTGAATTGCCGATCTTCGTCGGCTTTGTGTAACCCGAAGATTACATGTAATCTTCG